ATGCACGAACTTGTTCCATACCTTGTGCTGCAACTTGCATGTTTGCAAGCTGGACAGTGGATGGTGTGTTATCTACACCTAACTCGACTGCCTTAGCTGAGTACGTACCTTCTTTGTACGTAAAATGAGTTGATAAATTTTCCATATTATTCTCCACAATATGCGCCACGCCTTAGCCATTCTTTTCTGACATTGCAATTTGCACATAATAATTGATATTCATTTTCAGGGTAATTATTCTTTATGATTTCACTATAAAGCTGATTACCCGTAATTCTTCGACCTTTAGAATCGGTATGGTCCTTACCATTGTCCCTTACATGGTCAATTTGTAAAACTAACGGGTCTTTCTCACCGCAAATATTACAACAATTTCCATAGTGTGCATAAACTTTCAATTTATTCTTCCACCTTAAGATTTGTTGTTTCTTATTTATAGCTTGCCAAACTTCCGTAGTGACCCAAGATTCTTTTCCATTCTTGTAAGAATTAAATATTTTACCGTCTTCTCTAATAGTTCCTCTTTTAATTTTAGGGACTACTATCATTTAATTCCTTTAATCATGGCTTGTGTCTTATCCGCGCTCGATTTAGAAGAGCCGTAGAAGAAGTTAAAAATAGAGGCTATCGCTGTTCCCAATAGGAAACCTAAAATAATATTAGCAAAGTCTCTTGCACCCTCTGGTAACGATAGAAACGTTACGCAGAAGAAATATAGAGCTGAAGTAACTGACCAGAACCATGCAAAGCGATACACGAAATTTTTACTCTCGGAATCACCCTGTGCTAATGCAGCTTGTTGCATCTCTCTAGCACTAGCTCTATCTTTCACCTCTTGCTCAAACATAAATTCTTCATGTTTCATTGCAGCTTCTTGTACGGCTGCTAATTTTTCAGGAGACATATCAGGTTCTAATTTAACACCTAACTTATCTTCTACATAATCTAGACCTTTGGTTGTGACCGCATCTGCAACCTTACCTAGACCGTTTGAAACAAGCGAACTTATAATACCTGTTAATAATGGTAACATACTATTCCCTTAATAAGTCCCGCCGAAGCGGGACGCTGTTTACATACCTACAACTAATTTAAGTACGTTTGTAACTCCAATCGATTGAGAGAGGATAACAAGTACTGCACCTATTGCAAGATATTTAATTTGGTTTAAAGTTTTCTCTATACCTGAAAGTGAAGTCCGTAAATCAACAGAGATTCCTTGAAGCTTTTTCAATTCCTCTGCGTGGTCTTCTACTTTAAGTTCTAGCTTAATAACTCTATGTTCAATTTGCTCTTGCACGTTACTCTCCAATTAATTTTGATATTAGTCGTTCTAATTCAGCAATACGTTTATCTTGCTCTACAACACGTTCAGCTAACTTAACAGCTGAAACCATCGCTGCGTTACCATAAGCCACTGATAATTTACCATCAGCGCCTTCGATAATTGCATTTGGCATTAGTGGCTGTAATGATTGCGCTCCACAACCTACCTGTGTTTTATCGCAGTCTGTGCGGTCATAGATACCATGTTTTACCTTTGCTAAACGCTCGATAAAATCAGAAGGTAAATCACGCCAATTAGTCTTTACAGATTCGTCAGAATAAGCTGTAACATCACCACCAGCGATAAAGTTGGCGTTGTTATATGTTCTAACGTTACCCGCTTCGGTAGCATTAATACCTACCGCATAAGTTTCGTTATACCAACCACTAGCACCTGTAGACCTAAACCAACCAGCGGTATGGAATGACCCTGCATAAACATAGTCAGTATTAGGGTTACAGTAAATACCTGCAGTACCATATACCCCATTACCAGAACCCCAAAGCATTTGGTAAGTACTATTTGAGTCGTTACTATAGTTGATAGTTACACTACCAGCTAAAGTAGCTGTAGCCGCATTACCTGTACAAGAGCCAGAAGAACCTGACACAGAACCAGTAATAGTACTTGTGAAAGTCTTAACACCTGCAATAGTCTGGTCACCTACAGTATAAACACCATTAGTGACTGAACCAGCATTACCGTTAATTGAACCTGAAATAGTACTAGTGAATAATTTAACACCTGCAATACTTTGGTCACCTGTAGTATAAACACCGTTAGTTACCGAACCAGCGTTACCACTGATTGAGCCAGTAATCAAACTACTGAAGGTTTTAGCACCGTTAATAGTCTGAGTACCTGTTGTGTAAACACCGTTAGTAACAGAAGCAGCTACACCTGAAATGTTAATCGCGTAAGTTGCAGCCAATGGTTCCCAAACAGAACCTGTCCATCTTCTCCAATTAGAGTTTTCACTGGACCAGCCAACAGAGTCAACTGGTAAGTTACTAATTGTTGCATCACCAACTGGTGACTTAGCGGGGTCTAACCCCCTTGCTAAATCATCAAATCGATAATCCATTTGTTGAACGAAATTAATATACCCACTCGTTTGGGTGGGTAAACTATGGTCAGCCATATTTAATATCCTTTAATTGACCAGCCAACTTTAGCAGTTTGTCTAGTACCGTTTGTTGTATTGAAAACATAAACTCTCATTGACTGAGGATATGTAATAACGTTGCCAGAAGTGTCAGATTGACCAACCATACTGACGGTATATTGATTTGCGTTTAATTTAGTAATTGTATATACTCCTGTAACAGCTGTGCCAGTACTGAAGAATAATTTTACATTTTGTCCAGTTTCTAATTCATGTGTATTAGCTGTTACTGTACAAACGCCACCTGAAACAGAATATGTACCGTCTAACGTATCATCGCTAAAATCGTACACTGCGGTTAATGGGGTAGTCCCTGCAGCAGTTAAGTTAATACTCTGTACATCAATCATTTCTTTATTAAAATTAATAATTGTACCTGATACATCAGAGCTAGACGCTACTACACTACCAGCATCTGATACTTGTTTGTTGTCTAAACGCACAATTAAGTTATCCAGTGTGTATAATGCTGTATCAGTATCACCTGTAACATTCACATTAATTTTAATATATCTAAAATTAGTTGCAAATATTGAGGAAGTACTTTGTGGTGCAGACCAATCAGTACCATCAGCACTGGTTTGAATAGTTACTTGAGTTGTTGTAACTCCAGAAACTGTAGTGCCAGCGTAACTAACAGTAATACTGCTACTTGCTAAAATAATCTCGTAATCGAAAATTTCTTCGTAAGATGCTGTTAATAAGCTAGGTTGTGCATAGATTGGGTATCCAGCATCGACTTGTTCTTGAGGTGTGTCCCAAGAGTTATTATCGAAGTGTTGAAACCAATTGTCTGCCGTATTAACTAACATTAACAAGGCGTTCTTATTTACTAATTTTTCCGCATTTACTTTTGTACCAGTGAACGTACTAATGTATTCTGCATTGAATACGAAGTCTGGAGGTTGAGATACCGTAGCTGGAATTGCTGTTGGTGTTGATTCTCTACCGTCTGTATCTACTACAGCTAACCAATAAGTATATTGACCACCTGTTAATTCGAAAACAGAAGTGAATGTTCCGTCCTTCTCACCGATAATTTTATCAGGGTTCTCCCAAGATTCTCCACGCTTAATTAAGACATGTGAAATCGGTAGACTTGTTACAGCAGGGAATTCCCATTTCAATAATACGTTGTTATCTACAATCTGAGTTCCGAAAGAAACAACAGGGTCTGGAGCGTACTTTGGAATAGTTAATGTAGCAGGTAAACTTTCACTACCGATGGTATCCATAGCAATAACTGTTAAAACAGCATTACCTAACCAATCTGCAGAAGTTGTATACTTAGTACTTGAAACATAAACAACTTCATTATCTACATCTGGTCTTGAGATAGTTACCTTATACTCCTTGATAGCAAAGAACGAGTTATTCGGGGCTTTCCAAGAAAACGTAACCGTAGAGTTAGTATTACTAGTTGTACCGTATGAATACCCTAACTGAGTAGGAGCGTCTGGAATAGGTGCAACGAAAGTAATTGAACTACTAAAGTCACTATAATTACCTGCATAATCAAATGCTTTAATGTAGTATGTGGTAATATGTAACGCATCTTCAGAAATTGTAGAGCAGTTGTTTGCATTACCATAGAAAATTCTATTAGTTGCAGTACCCCAATTAGCATTCTCAGTACGTACTTCGTAACCTTTTAAGTCAACCTCTGTATTATTATCCCAAGTTAAACGTAAGCGTCCAGCGTTATATTCAGGTTCAGCTTCAAAGTTTTGAACTTGCTGCGGTGGGCGAAGCTTACCTGCAATACTACTACTTTGCCAATCAGTCCATTGACCAACCTTACCATCTGCAGATGTATAACGTAAACGAACTTTATATGTCTCACCTTCAACAACATCTGGTATAGAGATACTACCCTTCTCGTAATTGATTAGTACACTTCTTACATTTAAATTATCTGTAGCTGCAGCATAATCATATTGAGCTTCAACGTTAGCTGTAGTCCTTGGTAATTGTGCAGCATTCACGTAAGAGACAACAAGATTGTATCTAAATACACCAGCAGCAATTAACTCCATTACAGACTCATCACTTACCATTTTTGTAATAGTGGGTTTCTTTGCTGCAAAAGTGTCAATTAATAACTTAGGTGGTAGTGTAATCTTGGAATCAAAAACGACATTATTAGTTAATGTGAGATAATCATTAAAAATATTATACGTAGGTGTAACACCGTAATCAACTAATGTAAGTCTTGCTGACTTATTACCAATTGGTTCAATACTTAGTACAATTAAATCATTGCTTTCACTATTAAGTTCACCAAACATGAACAAATCTTCTGCATTGATTTCATTAGCAGTAGCGGAAGCTGTTACACTAATTTGGCTATAATAACCGTTTTGTGTAACTGGCACAACGTTACGTACAATTGACTCTCCATTAGAAGACCTGACACGTAGTGTATATGAGCGCCCATTTACCATTGGGATATCTTCATCTAACTCAAATGTAGTATCTGAAATACGGTTTTTAATTCTACCACTACCTAAACCCCATAATGGTACATCATGCATAACTTTTACACGGTCACCACGATTGCAAACTAAATATTCAATATCGGAGTTTAGTGTGTAAATTTCAGGACGGAGTTTAGCTTGCGCCATATGCCAACGTGCGTGGTCAATTACGGCAGACTTCTTAGTACAACCCGGTAGCTGAATGCTTTCAAACAACTCTGAGTTACCTTCGTTTTTACCACTTGCGTAAACAATAACTTCAGCTTCTTGGTAATTCTGTGCTTCATCAAAGTATGTAACCTTTAAACCATCAGGTAGTTTAGGTAAAATCTTTGTTGATTCAAAACCCCAACTATTGTGTGGTGTGAAGTGCTGAATTACATTTGGCTTTTCTTCGTCAATCGTAACAGTCCATTTTCCGTCTACTAATGCAGGGCTGGCTCTACCAGCGGCACAAATATCTCGAAGAACTTCTAATACGCTTCGTTGAACACCAAGAATAGCATTATACTCAAAGCCTCTATTAGTACAGTATGTTGACCAGTGTTGCAACTGAACTAAATCAAATTTTGCATACGGGTCAGTAATTTTTTGGGCATTAGCTGGATGCTCTAACACATATCTGAAAAGTGCAGCTGGATTACTTGTAGAAGTATCAACCCAAGCTGAACCATTCCAAGCTTTGCAGTAAGTTTGAACGATAGCATTAATGCCTTCAATCGAACCGTTTAACTGGTCTGTAGCTTTTATCTTTAGTGCAGACTTAGCAATCTTAGCATTCAATGGGTCGATAGCTGGAGAACCATTATTAGAAAACTCCACACTCTGTAGGAAACTCTGATGGTAGTAGCGATAATCTGGATTATCTTCTACGTTATCACCAGTTGCTCTACGAATGCGAATAGACATTGTAGTATTAACAGGAAAATCGTTACTGAAAATACTGTAAGTTTTTGTGAACGTAAAGGCATCCTTTTTAGGTGCATCACCACCAACCGTAATATCGGTGAATGGAGTCCACGTATTGTTATGGTAATACTCAATATTAAATCTAACTGACGCAGCAGAACTAGTACCGCCATTCTCACCCTTAGTTACAACTCGGCGTAAACCTTGTGGAAAATGCAAGGCTACAGTGATAGACTGTACAACCTCTGTAGAGATGGCTTCAGCCCAAGGTCCAGCTGTTACGTTAGCTTCTGGATTACCTTCACATACTAATTCTAAATTAGAATTAACTTGTACAATATCCTTACCGTAGATAGCATTAAACTTTGCTATATCAGTAGATGTTTCAGTATTTTTTCTGTCTAGTGTAATGATAGAGTAATCAGTGTAATTAGAGATTGGTTGCTCACCAATTCTAAATGAAGTATTATCAATAGTTAAAGGACCATAACCCCATGTTAATAGCATGGATAAGTAACTGTCACGTTCATTCTCATAAGTCAGGTAGTTAATCGCACCTAGTGGAGGTGTAACTCTAACCTTACCTAAAACGACAGGGATAGCTGAATAAGGTTGCGCTCTATTTTGCGCTCCATTAGCCATTAACTGACGTTCTGCAGAACCTGCGTCCTTACCACCTGCGCCGAAATCTGGTGGTCGAATAGGTGCAATATAGTCCACCATCTTCATACCAACATATACAGTAGCTGTACTGGCTGCGAAAGCTGCCATAGCTTGTGTAGCGGTCATAGCACCAGTACCTGAGTAACCAGCAGCAGATGCACCAGCAGGTCCAGCAACCGTGTAAGCCACAACCATAACGGCAATAGTTAATAACGTTCTAGTCATATTACCGCCATTAGCTACTGCGCGATATTCAACTACGTCATTATCCTTTAAGGTAGTACTCTCCCACTTATCTTGTGGAATAACTGAACCGTTTACAATAATGTGAACTTTGCTCTTTAATTCGTTAGCTACATTATACTCTTTGAGAATCCAGTTTGCTAGTACATTCAAATTTGTACCAGATGGGATTGGCATTGTGTAACGCTGAGTTTTTAACGGATGTGGTACAGCGTTTAATATAACACCTTTTTGTTGGCTGTATTTAAAGTGACCAACAATACGCTTTTTCCAATAGATAGACTCAAACGATTCAATTGCAGAATCGTAGCCTTCTCTTGCATGGATAAACTGTGTCTCAGAGATAGCTACGCCTACGTGCGTTTCTTCACCCATTACCCTGAATAGTACAATTGAACCTTGCTCTGGAGATTCAATCTGTTCCCAACCCTCTTTATACTGAGCAATTAATTCTGAGATACGGTCATAATCCGAATCCTCATACTCTGAACTAAATGAAGGTAAAGTGATATCGTATTCGTTGGCATAAATAAGGCGAACTAATCCCCAACAGTCTAAACCGTCTGCGGTGCGACCCTTATATTTAAAAGGGATACCTACATAATTATTTGACCACATTTAATACCTCATTAGTTGTGTGTTGTTTATTAAAATAGACCCGGAAAGTATCTCGGGGTAAATGAATGCATAGGAAACGGTTCACGCTCCAAATCAATCATCGATAGACTTGCACTTACCGTGTCTGAATTATACGTAAAACTGTTGATATAGAAGTCATCAAAAACCACCTCTACATTATCTGGAGTCTTAGATAATACTAACTCCATTTTAATCTTAGGTGGTCCAGCTATATTCCTAATAATTGGCACAATATATCTAGTCACATCGTGAATAGTAATTGAGCATTTAGGAGCTTGAGCTTCTTCTTCAGTGGGCAGTGTTACTTCAATAGGTAGGAAAATATATTCCTGACCATTACTAACGACACCGTAAACAACGTCATCAGCTGTTTCACTAATACGTTGTGTAAATCCATCAGCTAATCTTGCAATTACGGTTGATGGATTTAACGGGTCATAGATTGTTAATAAGAAGATTAAATCAGAGTCAGCATCTGGAGAGAATACTGCTCTGATTGCTTCTGGTGACATGGTAGTTAAACGACTCATGGCAAGATTTCCAATTGCATAGATACTCTCCAGTACTCTGGAAGAATATAACCAACGGTGTAAAAGCCACCATCAGACTGCGGTACAATTCGAGCCTCTACCACAGTACCTAATCTAGGATGTGGAAAACCGAAACGAGCTGTACCTCTGATAGTATCCTTTATGAATGCATCTAGTGTATCCAGTTGGTCTGTTGACATATCAAAAGACACTTGCATAGTTTCAGTTCGTTTACCTCGTCTACGCATTTTCGCAGGACCAGCATCCATAGTTGTCCGTAAAATTAGGACACCAGAAGTCTCAGAATAATCTGTGTTAGGCTTCTGTGGTATGGTGCTAGGCCAAATATAAGCATACGCCATTATTATCTCCTAATTAGGTTAGGTTGTAAACCGAAGGTTGATTTTAACGCCTTCTGTGAAGAGCTACCATTACGTTGAACTTCAGCAGCAGTTAAATCGCCAATCATAACTTCAATCTTTCTATTGCCTCGTGAGTCTGTCGTTTCAGTAGTCTTAGCTTCTACGTTGCTGTTATTAATAACTGTAACTTGAACATTAGAACCACCACCTTGCGCTTGTACACCAAGTGAACCATCGGCTCCACGGCGTAAAGGCATAATAGCTTCTGGACCAGCTTCACCCATCATTCCAGTGCCTTTAGCAAACTTGAATAATGTAGGGCTATCTACGATTGAGTTTGTGAATGAACCGCCTTTTGCGAACATCTGCATGCCATCAGACCATGCACCACCCTTAGCTTGCGCTGGACTCCAACCACCGCCAACATCTATATTGTCAGGCGCTGCAGCCTTGGCTGTATTACCTGTAAAGAAGTCCATGATGCCACCAGCACCATTTAAACCTCTGTATATAGCCATAGATTGTGCTCTAGCCTCGAAACGAATAATATCTGCAATAAAGCTGTCAATTAAACTCTTCATATTAAACTTACCAGTTTGAACGAAGGTTACAATAGCATCGCCCATACCGTTGAAGACGTTTTCAAACGCAGCACCATAAGCATTCATACGTTCAGCTTTAAACGTGTTATCAATTTCTGTACCAACATTTCTAATTCGGTCAGAATATCGTTGATAAGCTGCAGCCTTAAATGCCCACTTAGCTTCACTATCGTCTTCAAGTTGGTATTTCTGAATTTCCTCTAAATCCTTTAGAAGTTGCATTTCAGCTTTACGTGTGCCGTTCGCTCTAATACGTGCAGCATCAGTCATACCAATTAAGCGAGTTTGTAATTCAAGGTTAGCATTCTCTTCTGCTAAGATTATGTTTTGTTCTTTTCTATAGTCTCTGCCTTTTTGCATCTCAAGCATAACTGAAGCTAATTTAGCTTCTACGTTAGCGTTATCTTTCATCTCTTGACTAAAGTTTTTGTAAGCGGGATTATTAAGGAGTGCAATATAATCAGTTTGAGCTTTATTAAGAACCTTTTGTTCTGTACTAGCACCAGCGATAATATTTTGGAAATTTGCCATAGAACTCTTGTAGAGAGTTAAAGCTTCTTCTTCACGCTTGTATCTTTCTTCAGCTGTCTTTGCAGCATCAGCATTAGCTTGACGTAAATTAATCTCTGCTTGAGTTAACTTCTTTGTCCCTGCTTCACGCTTGAGAATTGATTCAATAGATTTATCATGTTCTTCTCTAGCCTTCTTAGCATTCTCAATTGCAGCATCAAAGACTGCAAGCTTAGTCCCAACAGGTGCTGTGATTACATTAAACAAATCGATAACAGTTTGTACAGTTTGTTTGAGTACATACCATACTTCACTGACAATTACTGCAAATGTTTCCCACACTGTCATGGCAACTTGAATTACCGTATTAGAAGTACCAAGATTATAGATAGCTTCGCCAACAGCAGTTACACCTTCTTTAATCTTGAACCATAACTCTTGAGCAGGGTTCATTTCAGATTTAACTTGGTCAATAACTTTTTGATTGGCTAAAACATAAGCGTCTTGTGCAACCTTAATAGCTTCGTATGTTCTGCCTTGCTGTTCTAAACTGTGTACATTATCAAGTGTTGCTTTGCTAACATAACCTGTAGCCTTAGCTGTCTCAAGTAAACCACTTAAAGGTTTGTCTCCAATTTTAGCTAACTCTTGTGCAGTAGCACTAGCAGCCTTACCTAAATACTTTTCCATATCTTTGGCAAGTTTTACAGTTGTTTCGTTTGCCTTTGCACCAGCCTTAGCAAATTCTGTAATAATACCCATATACGCAAAGGTAGAGCCTCCAGCTTTAGCCATGCTCTCTGAAAGTGCTACAGCTTGTTCTGTAGACATACCCATAGATGCACCAGTTAAGGCAATAGATTTAGATAGCTCACTCTGTAAGGTTAAGAACTTATAACCTTCAACAAGGACTGTAGCGATAGCTGTAGCAACCAACATTATACCTGCAGTACCTAAGCCCCTCATAGCTGTGGATAAAGCTTCTGTTACGGTTATAGCGCCTGTCAATA